AACGGTGCGCTTTGACATGGGTGGAGTCGATCATCTGGGTGTTTGCCGATCTCCCGCTTCCGGCAAGTTCCCGGAACAGATTTTCCCAGACCCCACGCCGCGCCCAGCGCACGAAGCGGTTATAGATCGTCGTCGGCGGACCATAGGCCGCCGGGCAATCGCACCAGCGACAGCCGCTTTTCAATACCTGCACGATGCCCCTGATGACGCGCCGGTCGTCCACCCGCGCAACCCCGCGGCATCCGTGGGCAAGAACGCCTCGATCCGCTTCCATTGCGCGTCGCTCAGCCAAAACAAACGATTGCAAATCCTTCCCGCCAACGAATCACTATCGTATTGTCAGCGAAGAAGGATTAATGAGTTCTCACCCTAGTACATCAAGCCACCCGGTCCTTCTGCCGCCAAGAAACGACGGTTTCCTCGGCCCTTCCGGTTTTTTTTCCTCCAGGGCAGCCCGACCATCACGCATCGCGCGCTCATCGAAGTCGATCCTCGCGCCGCGCCGGGCCGCCATGGCATAGACAAGGCAGTCGAGGCCCTCGTTCCTAATACCGGACCGGATCGGGCGGAACTCGATCACGGCGCGATTGCGCACATAGCGGATAAAGCGGCGCTCGGCGGTAACCTGCTCGAACCATGCATCCGTCAATGAAGCCGAGACCCTGATCGCCTGCGGATTGCGTCCGCAACCTTGGTCGTCCTGGCACGGCAGGGCAGCCGCATCGATAAATGGCTCGGCCGCAAGCCGCTCCATGATCTCAGTTTTGAGCTGATCAACGCCGACGATAAACAGTCTGACGCCGCCGCCTTTCTTCGCCGCCGGGCGCCAAACACGTTGCGGACCACCTTGCCCTTTGACTGCATAAATCCGGCGCGAAAGCCGCGGCGCGCAAAAATTATAGACCTGCTGCGTGCGGCTCTCCGGCCCCGTGCCAGTGCCGCCGCTGTCGATCGCCGCGGCATCGACGCGCAGCAACCAACCGTTCGGGTGTTTCCACCTCGTCCGGAGCAGCGCGTCAAGCTCCGCCCAGGTCGTGTCTTGCAACGTCGAACCCCAAATCACGACATGGCCGAGCACATAAAGCGTATGGCGCGACCAACCGCATATTGTCACCTCCAGACGGTCGTGCTGGACGTCAACCCCGGCGCTTATCGCCAGGACCTCTTGCGGAATCCTCTCAAGCGAAAAATTCTCGCCCCGTGCGATCAATGCCGACTCGTCGAGCGAATCCAGCGACTGCTTCCAAACGCGCCCCTCGACGGTATTGACAAAAACCTGCATCTCGGTCGGGCCGGATCGCTTGGCCTTCAAAAACTCCTGAGCAAGCAATCCCCAATTCGCGTTGGCGAACAGAGAGACCGTCGAGTTGATCCGAAACCCCACGTGGTCCTTCACTTCCGACCGCATGGCATGCCATTCGCCGTCCGCAACCATCCCTGGCTTGTGGCGTTCGTCGATCATGGAGTCGCAGGAATTGCACCAAAAGGCAGCCTTTGCAGGCTCGCCCTCAGGCCACCGTATATCTGGCCAAAGGATTTCCTTGAATGCTCCGCACTTCGGGCACGGAACCTCGAAAATGCGCTGGTCGGACTCGTCATAGAGCCGTTGGATAACGGAAACGCCGTCAATCGTCGGCGTCGACCCGACCACGATCTTACGGTCAGGATGCGCCATGGTGCGCTTTTCGGCGAGCAGGACCGGATCGCCCTCGACCGTGACGTCCATCCCGTCCGCTTCGTCGATCAGTAACACTTTCGCGTCGTGAGACCGCAGGTTGCGCGGCGATCGCGCGGCGAGAATCTTCAGCGACCCGCCGCCGGCGAGCACTTTCATGACGAGAGTGTTTCGCCCGTCCAGCCTTCCCCTCTTGATCAGATTCCGCAGCGCGGGCGATTCTGCAAACGCTGGCTCGATTTCGTCGACCGCATAGCGCCTCGTATCGTCGTCGGTTGGCACAAGCAGGATAACGCTGCACGGATTGTTCGCCGCATAGGCACCAATCGTCGCCATCAGGCATTTCGAAAACCCGATGCGCGCCGACTTCATCAGCGTCACCCGCGGGATCAAAGGATCGCCGATTGCGTCAAGCCATCCGCGCTGATATTTCCAAAGCCGAAATCGGCCCGGTTGCGCCGAGGACCGCTCGGGCAGCCGGAATTCTTTTTCCGCCCAATCCGGAAGAGACAGACTCGGCGGCGGTGTCAGTAAAGCTAGCGTGTCGCCGATCAGCCGCTCAATCGGTTCAGCGCTCATTCGTCCTCAATATCCGCCACGCCTTCGGCCGGAGGTGGCTTGTCCGAAAGCGCCGCCGCCTCGAGCTGCCCGCGAACGATTTCAGCGAGCACTTCGGCATCGTGCGCGGTCAAATGCGGCAGTTGGAACCGCGCGCGCCCAGGAACCGCAAGCATCGCGCTCCTGACCGTCCGAACAACCCTTGCCCATGCGGGTTCAATCGCATCGACCGGGACAGCCGCGTTTGCGAGGACCGCATTCTTCAGTTCGAAATTTCGCCTTTGCTCGCGCTTAAGCAGCGCGCTTTCATCGACGACGTTGAGCCTTGCGTCAACACCCTGGCGCCCGGCTGCAGCCTCGCGCAGATGCCTTACGTAATTCCGGACAGACGGACCGAGGGCGTATTCCCCTTTGCCGGCGCGGACCATTATCCCGGATACAGCAAATTTGCGGATCGTCCGCTCGTCCAAATCAAGGAGAGCGGCCAACGTCGCGCCTGGCACGCCGTCAGCCATGGGCCTCTCGAACCGCCCGGTTGCCCATGAAGTTCTCCCATCTTTTTACAGCGACATCGACATAAGCTGGATTCAGCTCGATCGCGTGGCACGCGCGGCCAGTCATTTCCGCGGCGATGATCGTTGTCCCGGAGCCCACGAAAGGATCATAGACTGCCTGCCCCGGCGAGGAATTGTTCTCGATTGGCCGCTTCATGCACTCGACGGGCTTCTGCGTGCTGTGGCCGGTTTCGGACTTTTGTGGCTTGTCGATGTCCCAGACGCTCGTTTGATTATGACCGCCGCGCCAATGGCCGGTCGATCCCTTGCGCACTGCGTACCAACACGGCTCATGCCGAAAATGATAATGACCACGGCTAATCGCAAAGTTATTTTTCGCCCAGATAATCTGGGCGCGCATCTCGAAACCAGCAGACGCGAGAGCGTCTCGTGATTCGGTAACCATCATGGCCCCGTGCCAAACATAGGCGACGTCGCCGGGGAATAGCGACCACGCATCGCGCCAGTCTGCACGGTCATCGTTTAAGACCTTGCCGATCGCACGCGATCCAATTAGCTTGATAACCTTGCCGCTGGCTATTCTTTGTGTAGTGCCATTAACCGACCTTCCTGCCTCATTACGCCACGCTGCATCGTACTCGACCCCATAGGGCGGGTCCGTCACCATCAAATGCGGCTTGACGCCGCCCAGCGCCTTGTCGACCACCAGCGGATCGGTGCAATCGCCGCAAACCAGCCGATGCCGACCAAGCAGCCAGACGTCGCCAAGATCAGTCACCGGGATTGCTGGCGGCTCTGGCGCCTCGTCAGGATCGGTTAATCCAATAGTGGCGCCCGCAAGAAGATTGCTAAGCTCCTCATCCGAGAACCCGGAAAGGCTCAGATCAAACCCGAGGCCTTTCAGGTCCCCCAGTTCTATCTCTAAATTAGCGTCATCCCATGTGGCATTGAGCGCTAGCTTGTTGTCGGCGAGCACATAGGCGCGCCGCTGTGCCTCGGACCAACCGGCCGCGACCATCACAGGAACGTCGGAGATCCCGAGCTTCTGCGCCGCCAGCACGCGACCGTGCCCCGCGATGATGCCGCCTTCCTCGTCGACAAGGACCGGGACCGTCCAGCCCCATTCGCGGATCGATGCCGCAATCTGGTCGATCTGCGCTTGGCTGTGCGTCCGAGCGTTGCGAGCGTAGGGGACAAGCGTCGCGACCGCGCGCCGCTCAACCTTATCCGCAGGCCATTGTGTCACTTTCGGCCCGGCCCCCCCTTAGGAGAAGTTAAGTCAATTGATAGAACGCGCGGCGGCGCCCGCATTGTGCGGGGCCAAGGAAGAACCTAAGGCCGGGGTGGGGGGCGGAGCGGGCGGCCAAAGTCTTCCTCACTATGCGATCGCGAGGCTTTGATTTTGCGTTAGAATGCTTTTCAGCCGGCCTTCTGATACGTGCGCTTGCGGGATCCTTCAATTCGCCGGCGGTGTCGCCGATCAATTGGGTCGCGACGTGGTCGGGCTTCATCATTAACGTTACGCCTCCGTTTGTTGCCTTCCTTGCTTCGATTAAGTCTGTCTCCGCTTTTTGGTGACGCAGTGACGCATGGTGACGCATATTTCCATGGAAGGACCATTGCGCGTATGCGCGCGCGTTGCCCTTCCTAAGAAATGTGCGTCACCACTACCCCAAGTGCGTCACCATTCCCTCTAGAGCGCTCCGCGAGGGTGACGCACTTTTGACCGCGCGGGCAGCCAAATCCCAAGATCGTTTCGAGATCCCGAGCCGGCAGTTTACGGACCCAAGAATCCGCTCCATTGGCAACCCCATCGAAAGCGCAGCCGCAATGAACATGCCGTTTGATACATACTCCCGGTTGCCGCGTGTGGCGCGAAACCAGCTCTCGGCGCGGTGCTTCCAACCGTAGCTTGAGAACTTCGAAACGGACTTCCGATATTCACACGCGGCAAGGAACAAAAGCGCGCGTTCAAATTCCTCTATTCCGCCTTCGCTTGTCATTTCGCGGCGGCCGACGTCGAAGCCGTCTCGCGACTCTAGCCAGAATCCCCATCGCGTGAGGTTCGGCTGCGCCGCGCGGATCGCCTCAATCTTGCGCAAAGAGGCCATCATCTTTTCCCTCCGGTCTGTGATACCAACGCACGCCTCCTTGCCCCCTCTTTCTTGTCCATTTGAGGGAAGTCAGCATGCTCCTAATTCGCCGGGCGTCGGCCGTTCCTATTCGCGCGGTTTCAATCCCAAGCG